ACTTACAAACAAAATGTCTTTGAGGCAAAAACACCTGGTTTAGGTGACGGATTTGAACTAGGACAAATTTTTCCGTTAGACGGTCCTGGTGGAAAAAAATGGGGCGTTGGTTTAGGATCTAATGTTAACGATGTTCTTGAATTCATTACTGATAAAGATCAAGATGGACAGAAAGCTGCTAGAGCATTTGTAGCTGATTCTAAAAATGCTGCTGAACTTACCAAAGTTCCTCCAAACATAAATGCATTGAAAAAAAGTGTAGAAAACTTTGGAGGTAAAGTTAGACCTTTAGGAGGAGTTTTTAGGACTTTATCTAGAAGAGCTGCACAATCCAGTGTCAACGACTATCAAGCAGTACAAAATATTTCTCAAAAAAATAGAACACTGAAAATAATCTTAAATTCAAAAATGTGGTCAGGATTTTTTAGAATAGCAGCAGCAGTAGGATTACCGTATGCAGCAATTACAAATGCTATTAATATTATCAACGATTTAGAAAACGAAGCTGAAAATTCTCAAAATCCTCAAGAACTATATGAATTACGCAACATTGTAATTGGGCAAATGAGTATACAAATTTTGATCTATCTAGTTGCAATATTAAGGAATGCTCAGTATATTAAACGTGCGTTAGGACCTTTAAAATGGACAATTAGAGCAGCCCAAGGCGCAACAGCCACCACAGGTGTTGGTTTGATTCCTGCTGCGTTATCATTTCTTGTTTCAGAAGCAGCATTCTTAGTAGTTGGTTGGATACTCACCAGTGAATCAGTGCAACGAGGTATAGCTGAATGGCTCCAAGGAACTTTGATGGGCGAAATAACAGGGATATTAGGTTCAGGAGTTGTTGCAGCAACACAAATGCTTGATAATGCGTTTGACGGAGCATATGGTACAGCCGAAATGAGAAGGTCTTTAGGATGGGATCCAGATTCGGAAGGTGCACCAGATGGAGAAATGACTTCAAGTAGTGAATGGGCTAAATTAGTTTTTCATGGATTGTTATTTCCGCCGGGTGCAAAAAAATATCTAGTTCCGTATATTGCACCTCAACAAAGAATTACCTTGCTACAAAGCACAATGGGTATATCTCAGCAATCTGCACCTCCAGGGCCAGCACCGGGTGCAAATCCAAACACTTCGTCTGAGCCAGGGTTACCTGTTGATCCTAATGCACAACCAGGACCGCAATAATTATATCAACGGCATTTTTGCATTTTTAGTATTTTCAATATTGTCTTTGATAATATTGTTCATTATGTCTTGATCTTCAATATCTGTATCATACAATAGGTCGTGAACGGATACTCCGCCTCGCATATACCAAGATAGCTTGTAACAAAAATCTTTAATTTGTTTGATTTCGTTTTCCATTTCCTTGGCTAACGAGTTGATTTCTTCGTCACTTAAACTCGTTAGCCTCTGGCGAAAAAATCGGATTGGTCCAAACTAATTAAAATGTTGTGTTCTTTGCCACACTCTTCGTTGCCACATACAACTGTTTGAGTCGGAGTTCTCCAAATTTTACTTTGAGAATCAATGTGGTTTTTTACTTTTTGAAAAATATGAACATCACTGCCTGTCATAAAATCTATTATTTCGGATCTACGTGTTTCAGTTTCGCCATCAACTGATATACTTTCAATGTTATCAAATATAACACTTATTCCATGTTCTGCAATTTGATTTATTAGAGAATCAACATACTTGGCTTTTTCGTCTTCGTTGTCTTCTAATGCTCTAACTTGTATATCCATTGCTCGTTGCATAGCAACTGCCTTCTTTTGATTTTCAGTTAGTTGTCTATAAGTTAACGGTTTTAATTTGATTGTAAAATCATCTACTTGTATAGTGTCGCTATATTCACAACGTTGATAAAAATCAAGTATTTCACTTAATCCAATATCATATGCATTTGTTGTTTTACAGTGCGGACATTTGCTTTGCACTGACATATTTGAACCATATGTAGCCATCCTTATACCAACTAAAATTGTATCAAGATCTAGTGTTGCAATATCCCAAGGATTTTGTATAGACGGTATACAACTTTGAATACACCTTGCTGTGGCTTCGCCATTAATCAAAGCATCCGGTGTTTTAAATAATATTTCATCAGATGCTGTCATACTATAGACAGCTAATTGAGTATATACATCGTTACTTAATGTTCCAGTTGAAGAATATTTTCCTTGCGAAGGTAAATCAATAAACACTTTTGGTTTACGTTTGTATTTCTTCAACGGACTTTCTTGAGTCGTTTCCATGATCATTTCCTTAGGATAAATACAATAACCGTATATTTATGGGTATATTTTATGTGGAGAACTGCTTTTGGCTGATGAAGCAAATATTTTACGTGACCTCGGTGGTGCTGCTAATTTCTTTGGTAGAGAAATAAAAGGAGCAGCCAGCGCCGGTGTTGCAATGGCTGGTGAGCTACTTAATGCAAATCAAAGTTTAAGTGCATATACATCAGCATTAGACAACAATAGTAAAATACTCGGTAGTTTTGGTAAAGTAATCAATGGTTTGACCAAGTTTGCAGAAGAAAGTCTTAGTGAATACCAAACACTTTCTGGTATAGGTGCATCATTTGGCAAAGAAATGACAAATATTAAAATATCAGCAGCCGAAATGGGACTTAGTGTTAAAGATATGACAGATGTTCTTATGAAGAACTCAGACAGTCTAAGATCTTTTGGCGGCACTACAGACTTGGCTATTTCTAGATTTACAAGATTTAGTAAAGCAATGTTAGACAATCCTGCAGGCACTGAATTACGTAGATTAGGATTTACAGCAAGCGATATAAACGAAACACTTTTAGTTTATAATGAACTTGCTCAACAAGACGGTCTGAATAGAACTAGAAGCACACAACAACAAGTTGAAGGTGCTAAAAACTTTGCATTTGAATTAGATGGATTAGCAAAACTCACAGGTAAACAGCGCAAAGAACTTGCTGACGAAATGAAAGCAAGACGTAGAGAAGGTGACGTCCAAGCGTTCTTAATGGGTCAAAGTGCTGAAGCTCAAAATGCATTCAATCTTGCTACACAAAAAATTAAAGATACCATGGGTCCACAGTTTGAAGCACTGTTCCAAGATTTGTTAATACGTGGTGCACCAATAACCGAAGATACACGTAATGCCTTTATAGCATTAGGAGGAAGTGCAGATGAATTTGAGTCAACAGTCGCACAATTCCGTCAAGGTATGCAAACTAATGATTTTGACGGATTTAACAAAAGTTTAACAGGAGCACAAGGAGCATTCCTTGATAATTTGAAAACCGATGAAGCTAGAACAATGGCTATGCAAAGCGGACTTAGTGGTGTTGCAGATGCTATGGCAGCAGCGTATGAAAGCAGTTATGATTTTGCAAACAGTGTAGATGCAAGCGCAGAAGAAGGAGCATCTTCTGCTGCTACAATTAATAAATTACAACAACAAATTACAGCAGAACAATTAAGACAAACACAAGCAACTGGTGGATTAATTGACAAAACTATTCAAATGCAAGAAGCATTAGTAGAATTTACTAGAGCTGCAACAACTGAAGTATTACCAAGATTAGAATCTATGGCTGTCCAAGGTATAGACATGTTCTTAGACAGACTACCGCCAGCAGGAGAAATGGCTGCACAGCTTGTAAAAGGTGTAAACAGTTTATTTGATGAAGTTAGCGGTGCAAAAGGAGTAAGCAATCTTTCAGGTAGTATAACAGAATCCGGACAAGGTCAGGAAGCCGCAATTGATAGAGCTGCTGAAAGTCTTGGTGCTAATATTGGAGAAGCACAAACCGCAGCAGATGAAAAGTCTGAAAAAATAGCAGAGCAATTACAACATGCTCAAGAATTCAACGAACAAGCTCAACAACAAAATATTGAGAAAATAGTTGAATTAAAAGAAGCAAACGCTAGAATAGCAGAACTAACCAGCCAAGGTTTTTCTGAAATGGATCCTCCGATGCAGCAAGCAATAGAAAAAGCAGCCGCGGCTGAAGCAGCAGCAAAAGTTGCAGCTGAAAAGGCAGAAGCTACACAAAGAACAACTGAAGCATTATCTAGAATGAAATCTACTGGCAGAATAACTGGATTTGCAGATGGAGGCAAAATTAGAGCCGGACAAATTGGAATGGTAGGTGAAGCAGGTGCTGAATTTATTGCAGGTCCAGCACAAGTTATGAGTGCAAGAACAAGTATGGGTGTTATGGATAACCTTATGAAAACTATAAAAGCTCTTGATACAAATGTTCAAACTCAAAATGAACAAGCACAAAATAGCATAAGTAATAATACAAGTTATACAAATTTGGAACCTAAGTTTGATGCTATGATCGGTTTGTTGTCTCAATTAGTAAGTGTTGAAGTAGGCGCAGAACGCACAGCACAAAGAACATTTAAAGCAACACGAGGGTTACAAGGTAATATGTTAAGAGGTATAGGCGCATGAGTTGGAAAAAGTATTTTACACCTGTTCCAACAGCAGATAATAGAAACGGAAGCTATAGTCCGTTTAGTTTACGTGGTCAAGGCAATGTTGGTCCTGCGGCCGCTAACTATAGTTCACATTTACCAGATGTCTATGTAGGATCACCAAACCGTATTGAGCGTTATAATCAATACAACACAATGGATAGTGATTCAGAAGTAAATGCTGCACTTGATATTTTAGGCGAGTTTACTACACAAAAGAACAAACAAAACAATACCCATTTCCGTATTCATTTTAATAACAAAGCAACAAACAGTGAAGTTCAAGTGCTTGGCCAGTATCTACAACAATGGTGTAAACTTAATCAGTTTGAAACACGTATGTTTAGAGTTATGCGCAATACATTTAAATATGGCGACCAGTTCTTTATTAGAGATCCTGAAACACAAAAATGGTTTCACGTTGATCCTAGTCAAATAACAAAAATTATTGTTAATGAAAGCGAAGGCAAAAAGCCTGAACAGTACGTTGTAAAGAATTTGAATTTTGCATTTGATAATTTAAGTGCAACTCCGTTAAACACAACTAATAGCTACGGACCAGGAGGAGCATCCCCAGGTTACCAAACTATAACACAGCAAAGCTCAACAGCAGGTAACAATCATACACCAAGCGGAAACACAAGTCGCTTCCAACAAGAACATGACGAAACATATGTAGATGCAAATCATGTTGTTCATTTGTCAATGAGTGAAGGCCTTGATCAAAACTATCCTTTTGGTAATAGTTTGCTTGAAAGTATTTTTAAGGTATACAAGCAAAAAGAATTGCTTGAAGATGCGATTATTATCTATCGTGTCCAACGTGCACCAGAGCGCAGAGTATTCTACGTTGATGTGGGCAACATGCCTTCACACCTTGCTATGCAGTTTGTGGAGCGTGTTAAAACGGAAATACACCAAAGACGTATCCCATCGAAAACAGGTGGAGGAACGAATGTCATAGACTCGTCATATAATCCACTGTCAATCAATGAAGACTACTTCTTTCCACAAACTGCAGAAGGTCGTGGATCAAAGGTTGAAACTCTACCAGGCGGCACAAACTTAGGAGAGATTGATGATCTTAGATACTTCACCAACAAATTGGTTAGGGGTTTGCGTATTCCTTCAAGCTACCTTCCTACTGGGGCTGATGATGGTGCATCACAATACAATGACGGGCGAGTGGGTACAGCATACATTCAAGAATTAAGATTCAACAATTATTGTCAAAGACTACAAGCAAACGTTGAAGAAGTTTTCAATAGAGAATTCAAATTGTATTTGCGTTCCAAAGGTGCAAACATTGATTATTCAATGTTTGACTTAAAACTTACACCACCGCAAAACTTCGCAGCATACAGACAAGCAGAACTTGATAATAACAGAATAGGAACGTTTACACAAATGGCTGCTATACCTTATATTTCAAATAGATTTGCTATGCAACGTTTCTTAGGACTTAGTGAAGAGGAGATTGCTGACAACGAACGTCTATGGAGAGAAGAAAATGATGAGAACCTCACAGATCTAGTCACAGATGACTTAGGTGGTGAGATGCGTATGGCAGGACTCAGCGGCGCTGACCTAGCTGGAGACGCAGGTGGATTAGAAACTGGTTTAGATGCTGGCGCAGGCGCTATTGATGGCGGAACTGGGGAAGCACCAGCAACAAATACAGAAAATGATATTGGAGGCGTTGGCGCTGACAATCCGGCACAAACTATATAAATAATAATATGATACTACGTGAACTATACTACTTCGATGACAAAACAATGGAACCTGTTGAGGATCATACCTACGATGCAGTAGACGATAAGAGTGTGATCAAGGTAGATGATGAGCGTAAGAGTAGATTAACACTCAAAGATATAAACAAAGCACGTAAAGCAAGTGACAACCACAAGGTTGAAAGCGAAAAAGAATTAAACTTCATTAGACAGATGTACGGATTAGCAGCACAGGCAGCAGCCGGCGGAATTTAATGAATAACATAGCCTTTGTTTTAGGTAACGGCATAAGTCGAAAACACATACCCTTAGAACCTTTAAGAGCCCACGGTAAAATATACGGATGCAATGCTCTATATAGAGATTTTGCACCAGATCATTTGATTGCAGTTGACACAAAGATGATCATTGAGATATCCGATAAGCGTTATCAAATGCACTATAATGTATGGAGTAATCCTAATAAACTTACACAAAAAACGGCAGGAATTAAAATAATGGAACCTAATAAAGGTTGGAGTAGCGGGCCTACTGCAATGCTGTTAGCAAGCCAACATGGATATAGAACAATATACATTTTAGGGTTTGATTATGTAGGGTTAGGTGATAAAAACGAAAAGGTTAACAATTTGTATGCAGGTAGTAAAAACTACAAGCAAACCAACGACAGAGCAACATATCACGGAAACTGGACAAGGCAAACTATGCTTTGCGCAAATATGTTTCCAAAGACTAAATACGTTCGAGTAATACCAAAAGAAGATTTTTTTATTCCTGATTATCTCAAAGGATTAAGTAATTTCGAACATATTACTAGTGAAGTTTTTAGAAAAACCTTCACACAAAACCAGCATATTTGATAAAATGGGCCGTTTTGACCCCATTTTACACGTATATTTTCAATAAAGTGTAAATATAATTGACAGCCTTGACAATGAAGGAGAATGACATGACTGATCGCAACAAGTTTGAAGAAATGCTTGAGCGCCTTGTCAATGAAGACAGAGCAGGTGCGGAAGAGCTTTTCCACGAAATCGTGGTAGAAAAATCACGTGAAATTTATGAAGGTCTATTAGAAGACGAAGAAGTAGAAGAAACAACTGATGAAGAAGTTGATGAAGCTACAGATGAAGAAGTAGATGAATCAGAAGAAGACCTAGACGAAGCAACTGATGAAGAAGTTGACGAGTCAGAAGAAGACCTAGACGAAGCAACAGACGAAGAAGTTGAAGAAGGAATCTTTGACGAAGCTGATCCAACTGATGACATGA